AGACGCAACTTTGTCAAATGCAAGAAACATGGTTATTAAATTTACAGGAACTTTAACAACTGCATCAACTGTAACTATTCCAGATGGAATAGAAAAATTTTATATTTTCGATTGTTCAGCAGTAGTTGGTCCAACTAATTTAACTATTAAAACTGTAAGTGGAACTGGCTTTACTTTAAACGCTGCAAAAATTTTCGCTGCATATTCAGATGGTACAAATTTAAACGAAATATCTTTAGATACTTTAGGTGGAACTATTGCGGCTGCAGATATTACTGGAACAATTTCAAATGCACAAATTGCGGACAACGCAGTTACAACTGCAAAAATTTCAAACGTAAATGTTACAACTGCTAAAATTGCAGACAATGCAATTACAACTGCAAAAATTTCAGACGATGCAGTAGGACCAGACCAATTATCAAATACTGCGGTAACTGCAGGTTCATACGAGTTAGCAACCATTACTGTTGATGCTCAAGGAAGAATTACTTCTGCATCAGCGGGTGCTGCAGGTGGTGGTTATACACCTAAATTAGAACAAATAGGACCAGCTTCTGGAACTTACCCAGTCCCAGCTGATGCAAGTGAGTATTATGCTTATGTTTGGGCATCTGGAGGAGGCGGTGCAGGGAAAAGAGCAAATGTTGCAGGTGGCTCTGGAGGTAATGGTGGAAGAGGATTTTACGTAGGTAACATGACTGGAGGAACTCCTCTGTCTTATAATATATCTGCTGCAGGAAATGGTGGTCCTGGTTTTTTAAGTAATCCCCCATCCACTCCTGGAAACCCTGGGGGTCCTACAAGTATTACAAATTTATTTACAGTAACTGGTGGAAATGGTGGTAACGGAGCATATACTAATCCAGGTAGCCCAGGCTCTAGTGGAAGTGCACCGGGAGCAACAAGAACTCAACCAATTAATTATTTATTTGGACCTGTAACTTTGGCTACAGGTGGCTCGCAGAACCCCGGTCCTAATGGACCAGGTATACCTGGCGGACAAGGTGCAATTGCAATATGGGATAATTCATAGGAGTAGTACATGGCTTATATAATTAGTATAAATAATTCTATTTACAAAATAGCAGCTAATGATTCTGATAAAAATAGTTTAAATTGTTCTTTAGATGACTTTAATGTTATTACAATTTCAGATTCTGATTTTAACAATTTAAGATTAAACATTGCTACGGCAACTATAGAAGGAGATTCGGCAACAGTAGCTTTACACAATCAACCTTCTGAGGATGAAGAGAATCCTGTCGAAATTGTTATAGGATTTGAAAACCAATCTAGTTTAGATAGTTATTTAGATGGAGTTAAAAAATCATGTAAGTCATTTTTAGAATCAAATAGCGGCCATAGTAAATACTCTGAAATTGAAGATTATTATAATTATTTAGATACCTTAGATACATCTACTATTACTTATCCAACAAATTGTACATGGGAAGAATATTGTAATAATAATTCTATTCCTTTTTTAAATACTTTACAAATACCATAATTATTGTTATATAATTTGTGTGTTAGAAAATGTAATAAAATTTATTTGTAGAGAAGACTACATTAAAAATAATCAAGATATTTTACCTATTCCTGCAAAAATTAATATTCCTGAATGGTTTAAAAAATTAGAACATTCAACACAAAAAAAAACTATAAAGGGTTGTATGCCTTTTTTAGATAGTTTAACAGCAGGGTATCTTTTAAAAATGCCTGTTGATTATCATATTATTCATAATATTGAAGTTGAGGGTGAAAAAAGAACAGGACACATGGTCGGTTTAAAATGGGATCCTAACATGAGTCCTGGTTTAAATTTAAACTGGGACGGAAAAGAAGAAAGTCATTTATACGAACAATTAGAAGGTAGTCCTCATGTTGAAAAAAATAAAAAGCTTAAATTTCATAAACTTTTAAATCCATGGGTTATAAAAACACCTCCTGGTTATTCTACACTTTTTGTACCTCCCTTAAATAATGCAGATGACAGGTTTTCAATTATACCAGGAATTGTAGATACAGATACTTTTGAAAGAGAGATTAATTTTCCTTTTGTAGTAAACGGTGATAAATACCCTATTTTAGAATCAACTATTAAAGTAGGGACTCCCTATGTACAAGTTATACCATTTAAAAGAGAAAAATGGAAAATGAAAATAGAAAATAGAGAAACTAAAAAATTTAATGAAGATTCATTTTATTATTTTAAATATTGGATGGATAACTACAAAAAAAGATTTTGGTCTAAAAAATCATGGAAATAAAAATTAATTCAAATTCAACAAATATAAACCATTATATAAGAATATATGATAATGTGCTTCCTAAACAAATTATTAAAAGATTTAAAATGATTTGTGATAATAGAAAAGAATTTGATCAAGCTTCAATACTTGGAGCAGAAAAACAAAGAGTGGATACAACAATAAGAAATACAACAGTTTGGAATTTAAAAAATATTGACGAAAAAAGTTTAACTACAATTCATTGGACTAACTTTTTAATGAATATTTTTAATGAATCTATAAAAAAATATCAAAACCAGGTACAAACAGTGGGTAATGTAAAAATTATTGATATTCAAGTTTTAAAATATACTGAGGGGGGTCATTATGTTTTTCACGTTGATCATGCAGCAGAAGTTCCAAGAACTTTAAGTTGTATATTTTTTGTAAATGATGATTATGAAGGAGGTGATTTATTGTTTGAAACACCTGATAAACAACATAATTTAAAAATAGATAAAATTTCAAATAGGATGATTGTGTGGCCAAGCAATTTTTTATATCCACATTGCGTAACACCCGTAACAAAAGGAACGAGATATTCAATAGTATCATGGGCATTATAGGAAAAGATTTTAAATATAAAAAAATTAAAAATTTTTTAACAAAAGAAGAAATTTCTTTATTAGAAAATTATTGTTTAATCAAACATCAAACTAATTTAACAAATTTTGATTTAGACCAAAGTGATACAGGAGATACCTATTTTTATGGAGATCCAACAATGGAGTCTTTAATGTTAAGTAAGCAAAAACAAATGGAAGAGGAAACTGGTAAAAAATTATTACCAACCTATTCTTTTTGGAGAATGTACACAAATTTAGCAGAATTAAAAAAACATAAAGATAGAAAATCTTGTGAGATCAGTGTAACAGTTTATATCGCAAGTGATGGAACTTCTTGGCCTATTTATATAGAAGGAACTGCTGTTGAATTAAATCCTGGAGATGCTGTAATATATTTAGGTTGTGAACTTGAACATTGGAGAGATATGTTTCAAGGAGATTGGCATGCACAATGTTTTTTACATTATGTTGATGCTGACGGCTTGAATAAATCCTTTATTAAGGATAAAAGATTATTTTATGGAACACAAAAATGAATTTTAGACAAAGCAACAAAGACGGTTCTTGTGATATAAATTTTTCTGATCAAGAAATAGAAATAATAAAAAAACATAAAAAACTACATTTTGATGCAGTAACATTAAAACATTTTGGCAATAATTTAGTAACAATGGTAGCACAATTTAATTTTCATTTTCGAGACGAACTTAAAAAAACTCCTACGTTTGATGAAGATATTATTGAAGGAAAAGAACCTAAATAGTAACATATTTAATTGTTAATCAATATAAGGTATAATCCTTTTATGGCTTTGAATTTAATTACTATAAGACCAGGATTTAACAAACAAATTACCGATACTGCTGCTGAAGGGCAATACGTAGATGGAGATTTTGTAAGATTTCGTTACGGATTTCCTGAAAAAGTAGGAGGATGGTCTTCTATTACTACAGACACCTTGGCCGGTGCCGTAAGAGCACAGCACCAGTGGTCAGATTTAGATGGTAATAGATATGTAGCACTTGGCTCTCAAAGAGGATTATATATTTATTATGGAGGAGCGTATTACGATATTACTCCATTAGAGGCAGCGCAAACGGGAGGAACGTTCGATACTACAGACACCTCGCCAACGGTCACCGTAAACTTAGTTGGCCATAACATGATTGCAGGAGACTACTTTACTTTTACAAGTGTAACTCCACCAGTTGGTGCAGGATACACAGCAACCGATTTTACTGATCAAACTTTTGAAGTAATCAGTGCAACAATTAATACTTTTACAATAACAATGGCAGCTAATGCCGGAGTTACTGTTGCAGCTTCAGGAGCATGTACTGTAAACAGATATGTTAAAGTAGGTCCTATTGGACAGACTTTTGGTTTTGGATATGGTACAGGAGCTTATGGAGGAGCCTCTGGATTAACTACTACTTTAGATGGAGCCATTGATGCCGTAGTTACCACTATTACTTTAACTTCTACTACAGGTTTTCCAACAACAGGAGTTATTAAAATAGATAATGAACTTATAAGTTTTACAGGTATTTCAGGAAATGATTTAACTGGATGTACTAGAGGATACAATGGAACTTCGGCAGCTTCGCATGTTGATAATGCAGGAGTTGAATACTTTACTGCATGGGGTTCAGCGTCTTTATCTTCTACGGTTAGACTAGATCCAGCTAGTTGGAGTTTAGATAATTTTGGACAAATATTAACTGCAACTATATTAAATGGTAGAACATTTACTTGGCAGCCAATAAGTAATAACAATAATGCTTTAGAGGTTAGAGCAACTCTTATGGCAAATGCTCCTACTAGAACAGCTATTTCAATCGTATCCGATACAGACAGACATTTTATACATTTAGGAACGGAAGCAACTATTGGAGATACTTCAAGTTTTGATCCAATGTTAATAAGATTTTCTGATCAAGAAAATTATAATGATTATCAACCAACTTCTGTTAACACAGCAGGTACTTTTAGAATAGATGATGGAACCCATATCGTAGGTGCGATAAGAGCAAAAGATTATATTTTAGTTTTAACCGATACTGCTGCTTATACCATGCAATATGTTGGAACACCTTTTACTTTTAGTATTAGAAAAGTAGGATCTAATTGTGGTTTAATGAGTTCTAAGGGAATTGTTTTCGTAGATGGTATTGTTTATTGGATGGATGATTCTGGTTCTTTTAATGCTTACAATGGAACAGTTGTTAAAATACCTTGTTCAGTTGAAGATTTTGTATTTAATACAGCTAATCCAGGAGACTTAGGATTTAATTATGATGCTGGAAAATTAGTATACGCTAGTCACAATGCATTGTTTAATGAAATAAATTGGTTCTATCCTTCAAATACAGCTACTGAAATAGATAGATGTGCTACATATAATTACTCAGAAAAAGTTTGGTATACAAGTTCTTTAGCTAGAACATCTTTTTACGATGCTCATTTATTTGATAAACCTTATGCTACTTCTTTTGATTCTACAGGAGTCCCTACTTTCCCTGTTATCCAAGGAGTGACAAATACTTCTGGTTCTGCTACATTCTGGGAACATGAAACTGGAGTGGATCAATTGGCTAATGGAGTGACTACAACAATTTCTTCTTATATTGAGACTGGGGATTTTATGATACACTTAGATGGTGATGGAGAATACTTTACAAAGGTAAGAAGATTTATACCTGATTTTCAAAGACTAGATGGAACTGCAACGGTTACGATTTTATTAAAAGACTATCCATCAGATACATCGGCTAGTTCTTCTTTAGGACCTTTTTCAGTAACATCAGGTACTCAAAAAATAGATACACGTGCTAGAGGAAGATCTGCTAGTTTAAAAATAGCTAATCTATCTAGCGGAGAAACTTGGAGATATGGAACTTTTAGAGCAGACATACAACCGGACGGTAGAAGATAATGGAAAACATATTTTTAAAAGATTATGTTAATAATATAACACAAGCTCAAGATCCATATGGTATCGCAGCCGTTCAGGCTCAACCGGGTTTTGAAAATTACACACCTTCTTTTGAAAACCAATCATTAACTCCTATGGGTTTAACTGAAACTCAAGGAACACAACTACCAGACTTTAAGGAAATGGCAAAAAACATTGCTATGAATACTGCAAAGAATTATGCAATTAAAAAAATAGGTTTAGAAGGTATTAAAGGAAATGTATTAAATTCAGTAATAGGTGCAAGTAGTTTTACAAACCCAATAGGTGCGTTGTACACAGTAGGTTCATTATTACCTGACGGTGTAAGGGGTATTGCAGAAGTTTTAAGAAGTAAAAGAGCCGAGAAGGCAAACAATAGAGCAATCCAAAAACAATCCGTAAATAATTTACAACAACAAATAGATACAGGTCAATTTGGTTCTGCATCCGTAGCGGATAGAGGCAGAAACGACAGACCTGGTGGAGCAAACCAAAGTGCACCAAGTAGAGGTGGTTTTGATTCAGCAGAGAGAGGAAGCGCTTTACATGGCTAAAATAACTAATTACATTCCAGAGCCTACTTCAGAGTATGATTCAAATAATCAACAACAAGTTCTTCAATCATTAGA